ACATCGGCACGCGGTGCGTGATCCGCTGGCATTCGCTCATCACAGATGAGCCGGTATACGGTATATACAGATTATCTGGCAGCACCAAAGCGCTTACCATGCGGCCCTTGGCCTCGTCGTAATAAACTTTCTTGAAGGCTGAACCACCAAAGCCAACATAGAACAGCAACTGATCAAAATCAGGTGTGTACTCTTCCATCACCGTGGTGATTTGGTAGTTCATGAAGTCCTTGACGCGGTCTGCCTGCATCAACTTCTCACGAGTTTCTTTGCCCAGCACTTGCGTGCGCACAGGACCGCCCGCGGGCATCAATTCCTTAAGCGCTTGGGCTTGGAACTGAACAATACTCTCTGTCAACAGAGGGTGCTGCACGCCGCACGCGCCCTTGAACGGCTTGGTACGCTCTTCAAAGGTAAAGCCCAGCATCTTCATGCCCTTGCTGTACTGCTCTTCCCACTCTTTGCGTGAAGATTTGTCAGCATCAAACAAAGACATCAGGTCAGAAGAGATAAGCTGCAAGACATCAGGCTCAATGATCTCGGCCAAGTTGCTGTCGTAAGCAACATCGTCGTCTTCTGCGCCAATGTTTATAACAACTTCACCTGTTTCTGTATCAAACTCAATGTCAATATCTGAAGGCAACTCATCTTCCATCTCAACGGCGACATCGCCCTCAGGCAAGTCGTCGATTGTCATGTTCTTTTCAATTGGCATGTTGTGTCCTTACAGATATCTGCGGTTATCGTTGGGCTGGCGCTCGATCATACCCCCATACGCCTTTTCTTTGGGAAGTCCAAATAAATTCATTTGGATTCGTCGCGCTAAGTTTTCTTTTGGACCGGCAACTAGTTGCATAGCTTGCTCCAGCGAATTAGCAACCGCATCTTCACTCCCTGTCATAAACCGAGATCCATTGTTTAGCTCAACTGCTTTGTCCCTGACTACTCTAAAGCCTTCTTCTTCACTACCAAATCTTTTTTCCAACACTCTTCTTTGTTGAACCGTTGGGTTAAACAAATCTAACAATCGCATTGGATACTCCGGCAACTGCGTCATACGTAAGCCTTTTAAATCATCTACATAATCAAGGCCGCCGTATGATTTTTCAAGAAACTGTATGTATTCTTGGATTGCAGGCAACGCTGGATTGTTTGCAAAATCGGCTGTGTTTCCTTTTTCTTTTATTTCAGTAATAGCATAACGCTTACTTGGCTCAAACCCCGCGCCAGAATCAGCAATAGCAAACTGGGCAACAGGGCGCGCTTGTTTACCCTCTCCCGTTACCATTATATGCAGTCGACTAAATCCACCGCCATAGGCTTTTGCGTTTTGTGAATACCTTGTGCACCATCCCCCGTCGCATCCCACATCAGTAACCAGTTGTTTAACTTCTGGGTTTTGTCGAACATCAGGCAATGCAACACCTAAGTACTTACCATCTTGTAATGGCGCTCTGGTAAATCGAGGATCTTCACGAAGCGCCGTAGTAGCCATACGTTGCCTAGTTTCGTCCTGCCATTTTGTATACTTAGCCATCCGATTAGAAGCTGCTGCAACATTTAAATCTGTCAATGTTTTGTCTGGAAGCAAATAATCTTTTGGTATTTTGACTGCAGGCTGGCCATATGCTCCATACAAAGAATTTGATTGACGAACTTCTAGCATCTTGTCGCGCAACTCATCTAACTTTAAGTTCTGTACAATGCCGGGCGCATAGTCCGTTACCCGTGCTTCAGGTTGAGTTTCTACAAGGTTGCGCATACCCTGAGGTACTCTATTTGGTGTTAAATCTCCTACTCTTTCCGGATACGCAGAAATATCTGTAATGTCCTCTATGCGTTGTCCGTATGGCTGCCTTGCCATATTAGTATTACCAAATCCTTCCGCTTGACGCATGTATTCCAAATCAGATTGTCTACGTTCTAGAAAAGTTTTAAGTATTTGATCATCTGCCGAATCAGAAAATTCTTTAGGTGCAACATGCAAAAGTTTGCCTTCTTCTGCCGCCCTAACTAATTGATCGTCAGGCGTTGCAAAGTCTGAACGAAGATAGCGAGTAACCTTTTTTGAAAACCAGTCGCTCAAAGATTTATCTGTTGATTCTAAAGGCTTTCTTCCGCTGCCTATCACTCCCTTAACAAGAAATTCTGCTTGATCAACATTAGGCAACAACGGAAGTCCTGACATAGAAACCGGTGTGCCCTTATTGCGAACTGCATACGAAGCACCGGGAACTGCTAGGTTCTGGTTGTACTGCTGGAAGTCCTGAGCCAACATTCTTGCCGCTTCACCCGTTTTCCCTGCTGCCTGTACACCCGCACGCGTAACGCCTGCAGGATTGACAAGGTTACTGCCTAAATCACCAGCACCGTAGAACGCAGCTAACGTGGGATCCGTAGATGGGGTAAACCCTAGGCCTTTGCTACGCAGTCCTTCTTTGATGTACTCACTGCCCATGAACGGCTTCTCAACACCACCGCCATATACGTTGGCAATCATGTTGGAAATATCCATCGGCGCACCCAAAATATTCTGCGGTACGTTGGTCATGCCTTTAAGGAACTCTATCTGCCCCTGACCAGACTGCAAAGCCTGAGAAACAGGGCCTGCCTTGCGACCAATCCCAGACTTTTGCGCAATAAATGCAGCATTGCTTGCCGCTTCCCGCTCTGCTGATTCTTGGGCCGCGATTCTTTCTATCTGTTGCGGGGTCAACTGCTCACCAGTCTCTGGACTTCCGTCTGCACGGTACACCATCCCGCCATCGGCACGCTTAAAAACTTTTTTAACTGCATCTAACATGCCGGGTTCAGGTACGCGTGTGTGTGGGGGCAAGTCCCGTGGGTCTAGGCGCGTTTGACGCAGACCAGTAAGTGCGTTATAGGTCTCACGGACATCGGGCCGAGCAAACAAAGTCTTGCGCAACTCTTCGTCTTTAGTCAAATCTATCTTGTGGCGTTGCTCTAGCGCAGACAAAGATGCCAATTGCTCATACAAAAGGTTCTTGGCCCGCCGTCCTTGGAACTCCACCATTTCTGGCTTAAAGTAAGCAGACTCTAACCCGTATTTTTCTTTTAAATACGGCGCAGCTTGAACAGCTTTTTGCACAAACTGTATCCGTTTTAGGCCGTTATCGCCTATCAATTCATCAAACTTTGTATTGATGTTTGAACCGCGACCCAAGTTCTGACGTGCTAACAAGTGTTCTGTCTCATGCGCAATAGTATCTGCCTTGTTTCCATCTTTTGGATTTAAAAACATGGCTTGAGCCATTGCAGGGTTTTTTGCATTGTCATCCCCCACCATCACATAGCCCGCCGTACCAGTGCCCGGCAGAGAAGGGTCGTTGTACATCATCAATCCGGGCAAACCCGCAGCAGAGGGGTTTAATTCCAAGGGCGGCTTGACCCGCTGCATAGCAGCAGGTTGCATACCTTCTCCACGCATGAGCGCTATCGTTTCACGGTCTAACTTGCGCTCGCCTGTTGGAGGACTTCCGTCTGCACGCCGGATAGGAGGCAACCCAACAGAAATTGGCACAGAATCTGTATCACCCGTATCAATTTCAGGGTTCAAACGTTGACTAAGTTCTTTTTGCAAATCCAACAATGGATCTTTGCCTGTTATGTGTTTGTATGTCGCATAGCTCGCATTTAAAGCTAGGCCCATTGGACTGGTTGCCACTTTGCGCTCACGCATAAATGCTATGGGATCTTTTCCATATTCAAATGCTAAATCCTTAAACCTGTCCATTAAAGATTTAGCGCTCTTTGGATCCCCACCCTCAGCCATCATCACAGGCGTAACGCTTAAATCAAGAGAGGCCAGTTTATTGACAGGCTTGTAGTTGGCAAAGAACTCTTCTGTCTCCGTGCTTTTATTCTCGTTAAAAACACGATCATCCTCTTCGTCCTGCGCATCAGCCAAAGCAGCTAAAGCAAAAGCGGCCTGATAGCTTGCGGGCATGGACTTGACATCCATCTTTGCCATCGTTGCTTTTGCCGGTGTTGGCTGGGCTTCGGCCATTGGAGGCAGGGACGGCGGCAGAGGCTCACGTTCTTTTTTCGCTACATTTGTTTCACGTGGAACATTCCCTCCAAGGAATCCCTTGACGCGCTCTACATAGGTGCGGGTCTCCGCCGGCAACTTCTTCGGATCAGCACCAGCAGCAATCCATTTGTCCGTGGACCCCGGTCCCCAGTTATATGCAATCAAAGCCTTCTCTGTGTCGCCATACTTCTGCTTCATGGCCTGCAAATAATCCACACCGACCCTTGCAATTTCATCAGGGGACTTATCTCTAGCAGGGGTTACACCAAAGCCGGGATCCGTAATGGTCTTGGGCATGACCTGCATCTCACCCAAAGCACCCTTGGGACTGGTGGTCAGAGTTTTACCGTCTGCTGCGTACCGCTTACCACGGCTCTCCGCCTGCTTTACAGCAGCAACTATCTCTTCAAACGTCTGTTGGGCCATGGTCCGAGGTCCT